CAATAATATTGTTGCCGCCGGTGATCCGCTGCGTTACCGTCTGGGTAATGCTGTCGGCTTTCTGGTCAATCGCGGATACGGATTCTTTAACGGTCTTGAACTCCTGTTTTGTGCTGTCCAAATCGTTGGAAATGGTTGTGGTGGTTTCTTTCAGGCTGCGGACTTCCGTTTTGATTTCATCCGCCGATTGGGAGATCAGGCTTTTGGCGCTTTTCTCTGTTATGTAGTCCCCGCTGCTGGCTGTCCACGCGGTCGGCGCATTGCCGTATTGCAGCATGGGGTGAAGCATCGAAAACTTGTTGGTGTAGCTGCCGCCAAGCCCCGCCCTTATGCTGCCGCAGCCAAGCTCGACCGTTTTCAGAATACCGGTGTTGCTGGGTGTCCAGGTGCCATACCGCAGCACCCAGCCGTCTGTCTGCTCAATTTCAAGCTGATTTTCGGTGGTTATGCTGGTATAGTAAGAATTTCCGTTGTCGGCGGCATACGTAAGGCTCAGGCACAACCCGTCGGTGCCGGAAATTGGTTTGTACATGACGGACAGGCACAGGGTAACGCCTTTGGTAATGCGAGCGCCACCGGTATTGAAAATAAAATACCGATTGGAACCTGCGTTTGTTACGGTCGCGCTGCCGGTATCGTTGTACGTGACCGAACTGCCGCTGACCGCGTTGCCTTGCAGCTTGGCGTTCTTGAAGCTCTCACTGCCCAGGATCAGGTTGCCGCCGCCGGTGATTTTGGTGTCTTTTTTCACCTCAGAGGAAAGCCCGTCCACCGTTGCTTTCAGGTCGGTGTACTTGCCGGTCAGGTCGCTGGCCTTTACTTCCAGGCCGTCCACGCTGGTCTTGATCTCCAGCATCTTGCCGGTCAGGTTCTTGTAGCTCTGGCTGTTCACCGCGCTGGAACTTTCCCGGCTGGCGCTGCCCACGCTCTCAAAGCTGGCTTTGCCGGAGGAGATTGTGGCGCTCATCAGGTAGGTGTCGAACTCCCGCCCGCGTGCGTCCTTAACGTGCACGATCTGCCCGCAGGCAAGGCCGGAACTGCTGGGTACCGATACTTTGCAGGGGGTGTAGGTCACGCTTTTCAGCACGTTGTACAGGTTCTGGGCAACGGTTTTCAGGTTGGATTCGGTGCCGGTTGTCAGCAGCAGGTTGCCCTGCACTGCATAGGTGTTGGTGGCAGTGGTGCTGTCGGGGTAGATGACCCCCACGTCACTGCCCGACTGCCGGATCTGGACTTTCTCAATGGCCTTGACTGTGTAGTCCTCGTAGCTCAGGCTGTCAGCATAATAGGCGGTGCTGCTGCTGGCACCGTCCGGGGTGATTTTGACAGTGCTGCGCTTATCGGCGTAGGTCAAGAATTGCAGCTTGCCGTCCGCGTTCATGTGGGCATAGCAGCCAGCCGCTTCCGCCGCCCAGGAGATGATCTGGCGGCAGGTCAGGTCGTCCGCGTAGAACGCCTGCACGCTGTAGCTTCCATTGATGGGCAGGCTGCTGCTGGCAAGCGCGACCCCTGCCCGCTGGCAGGCCAGCTGAACCAGCTGCCAGATGGTTTTGGGGAACTGCGCCTGATTGGCGTGCAGCCAGCCGGAGAAGTCCGCATCCAGCTTGGACATGGTGTCATAGGCGACTACTTTATAAACCATGCTTGTGCCGGATATTTCCCGCATAAGCCCCTGATAATTTGGCTTTTCGCAATAATATATGCCGACTTTTGTTTTTGTGCCACTGTCATTCACCCAGTACAACGTAAGCACATCGCCTTTTGCAATAAGATTATCATCTTGCGCAAGGTATTCGACCTCTATTTCGTCTGTGCATGCGCTTCCAATCGTGAATTCCTGGCCTGAATTCAAGGTCTGCGTCAATGTGCAAGACAAAATAAGGGAAGAATCAATCTCTGTCCCATCGCTTTTGACAATCAGGTTTTTCAGCATTGATTCTTCCCTCCTTTACATCTCTACCATGTCAAAGGAAACATCGGTGTATAATCCGCCCTCGCTTGAACACAAGGTTTCGTTGTACAGTTCATATTTGCAATCACCTGTATAAGCAGACATCGTGCATGTCTTTCCCCTGTCTCTGAATGTTGCGGTATATTCCTTGCCCTGAACAAGCCCCACAAGCTCGTCCATTTCGTTCCCTGTCATGGCATTGTATTTGATTGTGACTTTGCGCAAGTCCCGGCGTAGCCAATCAATGTGCATCACGCCGTCCTCTGTGCGGCCGCTGTTGGAGCCGACATAGTTCTCATGCGTGATTTCACACCCCTGCGGCTTGTACAGTGCAGTTCCGTTGACCGCCCAGTAACCTTTTGTGTCTTTGGTATTGAAGCTCATATTTCCCTCTTAAAAAGCAGGGCTTCCCGTTCTGATTTGTTCTCGGTGTGCTTCATCCTTAACGGCGCGGAATACCTCTCTGCCGTTGATGATAACTTTGGTATCGCTGTTGCGCTCCATAATAGTGCCAAGCGCACGAATTGCTGCAACAACGTCTGCGGAGCCATTTCCGGTGCGGTATGCCTGCGCAGAAGAAAACTGCTTCCCGGATACTTCGACATCGTGTTTGGAAATGACTGTGCCCTCTGCGCTGACATTGACAGGTGCATCCGTAAGTTCCTTTTGCATGGAAGCACTAAGCCCTGCAACCTGGCGGATAACGCTGTTCTTGTTCCGTTCAATGCCGGATGCAAACAGTTTCATCATGTCAGGCATCCAGGTGTCAGCATCAGCCAAAGGGCCTTTATCAGGAACAGAAAAATGGAACCGTTCACTAATCCATTTCGCCGCATCTTCAAATCCCGATTTAAGGACTGTCCACGTATCGACAAAGCTATCTACAAAAGAGGAAGCGAAATCGCTACCCCATTGTTTTGCCTTTTCTGGAAGGCCGGACAGTGCATTGCCGGAACGGGTTGCCGCATCTTCAACGCCAGATGCGGCATTACTTGCAGAATCTTTTACCGTTTCCGCATTTCTTCTTGCACCAGAATTGATATTGTCAAAACTTGCCGCATAAGTGCTTGCTGTATTGTTTGCACTTTGGGTCATTCGTTCTTTTGCGTTTTCTGCCGCACTACTCATTTGACCTGTGCTACCCTGTACGCTTTGTGCCGCAGCCGAATAGCTGGAACTGATTGTTGCAGCGGAATTTGTAGCAGACGTTGTTATATTACTGTTGGCGCTTGTTACTGTTCCGGCAGTCTGATTTGCAGAATCTCTTACTTGCGCCATAGAAGTATCAACCTGATTTGTAGAGCTTATTACAGAATCAGCCATATCAAAGTTCCCGCTTTTGATATCCACAAGTTTTTGGGTGTAGGTATCAATCGCAGAATTGGCATTTGTAAGGGCTTCTTGCTGCGCCTGAACGTCACTTGTTGCGGTTTCGTAGGCTTCGTTCGCTTTGCTCAAAGAATCGGACAAAGCGTTATATTGCGCATCGAGACCCAAATCAGCCAGCATTTCACCCCATGTGGAAAGACCGTCACGATAATTGCTAAGTGCCATTGTTGCTGTATCGACTGCTTCCTTGCTCGCAGCAAGGCGGTCATTGGCGGCTGCAAGGTCTTGTTCCGCCTGAATCTGCGCCTTATATGCACTTTCCAACAAATCCTGCGCTGCTGCGGCATATGCGGCCTTTTCAAGGCTTTCGATAAGGGCGTTTACATCGTCACGAGTTTCAAGCACCTTTGTTCCGGTTTCGTCCATGTGCAGCTTCAACCCTTCCAGGCCCATACCATTAAGGTATTCTACCTGGGACTGGAGCTGCTGCACTTCAAACGCGGATTTGTTCGACTTTTCGCTTAAATCGAAAATCGAATCGACAAGGGTTTGAACGCCTGCATACTTTGTTCCGACATCAGAAAAGCTTTGAATTTTTTCGTTAAGTTCCTGCTGGTTATCCGTTGCCCGCTGAATACTTGCGGTGGACTGGTCGATCATGTAGTTCAAGGTCTGGCAGAACTGGCTTTCGTTCGCCATTTCCTGCCCGGCTTCCTGCATTGCACTCCTGTATCCTAAAAACGCACCGGCTGCCGTTCCCACCGCTGCAATCACTACACCAACCGGGCCAAGCACAATGCCGCCGATTGTCCCAAACATGGCAAATGCAGCCACACAGTTTGTTGCGGCGGTTTTCAAATCCATTGCCCCTTGCCCGAATTTTTTCATTGCATCATAAGCAGTGACAAAGGTTCCGACCGCCACAGCAACGGCAGTAGCCACTTTCGCCCATACCGGGAGTGCGCTTCTGAACGATTGAAGCCCCAAAGAAAAAGACCTCAAAAAACCGGCCCCGTACTCCAGCGATGAAACAAAAACTCCCGCAGCTTTTTTCAACGCTTCAAAGACAGCGCTTCCCGCAGCGGCTTTAGTAATAAAATCCTTGAACTTTTTCAGGAATTTGCTGACAGCTCCAACGGCAAAAGCCGTTAATATAGAAGCGCCAATACCTTTTATAAGTGGCATAAACGGTTCAAGCACTTTTTTGATGTTATCAAAAGCCTTTTGTAGCTTTTCAACCCATTTCGTAACCTTGCTGTTTGCAAGGTTGGCGAACATGTCATAGCTCGGAAGGCCAATGTCACCTAATCCGCTTCCACCTCCGCCACTACCGCCACCACCGCCGGATGACTGGTCTGGTGCTTTATTGAGTTCATCGAATCCGCCGATCAGGTCATGCACAGCTTTTGCCGCAGAACTTGCGCTCCCACCGACATCATCAAGCCCGCTGCTAACGCCCTGTGCAGCACTTACGCCGGAACTCTGAAAATCGCCCCACTGAATCGTATGCCCAAAAAGCGATGCAATCGCGCTGATTGCCATTCTGACAACCTGAATAAAAGCAATCAGGGGCGGAAGAATCGCATTGATTGCGGGGATGAGCACCGCGCCCAGGCTTCTGCCGAGCAAATCAATCTGTGCTTTCAAAATGCGCATCTGGTTTGCAGGCGAATTCAATGTGCGGCCCATATCGGTCTGTGCATTTGTTGTCTGCTTCATGATAGCAATATAGCGCAGCTGTGCCTTATCCGCCTGAGACAAACTGTTAATGCTTTTATTGATTCCCAAATTGTACAATTCTTGTTGCAATCTGGCGTTGGAAATATCAACGCCCAACCGGCGGATAGGTTCAAGCTCACCGGAAATAGCAGCTTGCAATTTCTGGAACGAATCTTCTGTTCTCAGATTGAAGAAGGAAGCCATATCATAGCCAAGCTGTGTGAGGTTCTGGCTAAGAATGTAGGCTTTATCGGATGCCATGCCAAAGCTGGTTGTAAGGTTTTGGAAAACAGCCATATTCCGCATGGCTTCACCGCTGTCAATGCCAAGCACGTTTTCCATCTTTTGCGCAAATCTGCCGCCGCTGTCAGCCGCATTGCCCATTGCCACAGCAAACAGGTTAATATCTTCTGTGTACTTGCTGTAGTTGGTTATGGCACTTTCCAAAAGTGTGTTAGCCTTTTGAATAATTGCTATCACAACGGCCTGTGAAAACAGATTTTTCAGAGAAGAGCCAAGCGCTTCTGTCTGTGCAGTCATATTATTGGAAACGCCTGTTGCCTTTTTCATTGCATCAGAAACTTTGTTTATTCCCGATACAGCGGAGCTTAAATTGCTCATATTGGACAGTTTTTCATTCAGTTTTTCCAAACTGTCAATAACAGTCTTTAAGCTACCTGTTGAAGAAAGAGACTCTATCGCCTTTCCCAACTTTTTGATATTAGTTGTGGCAGCTCCTGAATTGGCCTCAATCTCGATTGTAAGTTTATCAATCTGTACGTCAGCCATTGCTTCCACCACCCATCAAACTGAATTTCTCAAAGAAACGTCTCTCCGCTTCTTCTGCATCCCTTATCTTTCTTGCAATCTGTTCTTCTTCCGTCAGCGCATACGGCTCTTTCGGGTACTGCATCGGTTTGCGCCCTTTCGGGATAAACGCATTTCCGATCGTGGCGGATATGGCATCGGCAATATACTTGCCCTGTATCCACGCCTTATAATTCCATTCCTCAAGCTGTTTTTTATGCGATTTCCGGTATTCTCTGGCAAGTCTTGGATAACCATTCCAATACTCGTCAGCGCTCATGCCGATTGATAAATAATAAGGGGCTAGTTCTTCAAAAATCTGGCCCCATGTTTTTTGACATTCGGGGAGATCGTCGGTCAAGCAATCTCCCAAGTCACCTTTTTTCCATCATCTGCAAGGCTGTTCATTGCATCGCCATAAATATCGGCCAGTGCGGCAAGAACATTATTCTTGCTTTCAATGTCCATATGGTTCCAGATGTCGTCAATCACCTTGCGCTTAACTCCCTTGCACTTTGCCAGAAAAGCACCGGCAAACATCTTATCGCCCTGAACGGTGGGCTGATGTGCCAACATCTGGATGTCAAATCCGGTGTTCTCCATCTGCTTGATAGTCTCGCGGGTATAGGTAAGCTCGTAGCTTTTGCCTTCAAAAGTCAGTTTGATATTGTCCATTTGCGTTTTCCTCCTCAAGAAGTAGCAACAGTAATGCTTTCGGTGAATTCAAGGTCAGAATCGTTGGTAATGACGATATTGAACTGAATTGCATCATCAACGCCTTTTCCGGGCACAGAAACACTGTGCTGGCCATGCCATACCCAGCCCCAGCCATTACGGCTGCGCACCGCATAATAGGCCGGTGTATTCGCCGTGTCCTGTACTGCTTTCAGGTTGCCCGCATCGGTGTCAACAAACGCCGGGAAGGCACGCGCAGAGGATTTCGGCAGCGCAGGGATGTTAGCCTGCATGGTGTGCATCAGTGTGGTAACGTCAATGGTATCCGGGTCTTCGATCAGGTCAGGATATTCCTGAATCCAGCACAGCTCTTTCAGGGTAGTCTTGGAATCACCGCGAAGCAGCTGTACGCCTTGGGTACTGATAGCTACATGTTCATTTGCCATGTTTTCAACTCCTTATCATGTCCGGGTCAAAACCCCGTCTTCGGTCATTCGCGCACGGTACGTTGTTTCGGTCCGGTACGCACTGTTTTGATACAGGTATCCGCTTGTAATGTAACTTTGCCGAGTAAAATTCAAACTGTTGGCTATCTCGTCAATGCACATTTGTATTTTCCGGGCCTGGCTTGTTTTTGTGTTCCCCGTTGTGTAAACGCGCACACGGAGCCGCACATTCACAAATCTGATTCTTCCGCTGTTGTCATGGTCTGTCGGCAAATCATCTTGTTCGATTTGAACACACGGGAAACTGGGCGGCTGGTCGGTAATTACGCTGCTTAATTTAACGCCGGGGAATTTTGCTTCCAGCTTTTGTGCAAAGAATTCAAAAATCTGCGGCTGAAAATCCTCTGTCAACGCATTACCTCCTCCCACACGGTTTTTACACTTGCAGCCATCTGGGCCGCGCTCTCCCACATGGCACATGCGGGCGGGTTGCCCTTTGTCCGCCAAACGCCGGGCTTTTGCTCGCCATTGCGGTTATACACAGGCTGTGCCGTTGGTCCGGGAACGCCATCATAAACCCATCCATTCGGGTTTGAACCTTTCCCATCGCCGTATGTGCCATGCGCATACAGCCCGCTTGGATGCTCTGCAAATGCAACGCCTGCGCCAAACTCAATAAAGCAAACGGCCTGCCCGGTGGCGTAAATCGTGGCTTTCTTGCCGTGCTGTTCTACTTGAACCGTAATATCGCCCATGTCACCATCATAAACGGCGGCAGTAAACCGTATCTTGGCAACTTTTGCCCCCATTTCTGACAGTCTTTTTACAAACTGTTCAATGCGGGTTTCCAGCGTTTTTTGCCAGTTCTCGTATTCCTTTATCGCCTGCTCTATGCCTTTTTCACTTAACGCCAGCTTGATTTTCATGGCACGATTTCTTTCAGCGCATACAATACGCCGTTTATGGTATCTGCCTTTTTGGTCACAACGTAATTCGGGCTTTCGTCAGAATCCCGGTTAATCCAGATAAGCGTTCCTTCCCGCAAAGGGCAGTTTGTGTTTGCCGTGCAGGCTGTCCTGCTGTAATCTGTAAACCCGCCAAAAGCGGCGGCTTCCATTGCGCCAACAGCGCCGCTCACGCTGATTTTCAGCTGTTCAGCATGTTCCATGATGGGATGTTCCTCGCCGGTGCGGTTGCCGTACTTATCTTTCACGGCGGCAAATCCGCTGCTGTTCTGATACCATATCGTCTTTTGATTGGCTTTCAGGTCGCGCATCAGCTGCCAACCTTTCCGATCGGAACAATTTCTTCCAACAACTGCTGCGGCACATCTTCGCTTCCCCATGTGCGGCTGATTCCGCTTTCACTGTGGCTGGTTTCGTATTCCGCGCCAAGTTTGTTGTACATTGCCAGAGCAATGCGGAACTGCAAATCGCGGTATCGCTCTTCCAGCTCACCGCCGCCAAAAGGATAACGGCGGGCCAGTATGACAGATTCCGCGCTGTCAAGCAGACCTGACAGCAGTTCTAAATCATCATCGCCTGTACGCTTTAGCAATCGTTCAAGACTTGTCATATTGTCACCCGCCGTTCATCAAACTTTCGGCTTTCTGCCCCGCCGGTGTTCTACCGCAGGGGGTGTTTCCGCCTTTTCGGTTATTACTTTCCCGTATTTTGCCATTTCGGCACTGTCCTGGTCGGCAATCTTCACCTTTTTCCCGGTCACGCAAAGTTCACCACCGTAAAACACTGCATAATCGGGAATCAGCCAGGTCATGCCGTCACCTTCATAACGGCAACTTCGTCCATCCGCTCAAAGCTGGGCAACACGATCTCGGAAGCGTAGGTGTTTACGTTGACCGGATGCACGGTGGTTTCAACGGTAATGGCAACGCCGGTGTTCACAATGGCAACATCTGCCTTGCCGGAACCTGCCAGGTCGGCTTCCTCCGGGGTAGTGCCGTAAGCGGTCTTGCCCAGTGCGCCCTCCGGGATAAAGCTCACATAGCCGTCCGGAACAAACTTGTGGCTTGCGCCGCTCTCATCGGCATACAGCTTGTCGTAAATCACGATCTGAATGCCGGTAGTGGATGCGATAACATCTTTGGCTTCATCGTTGGTCAGGTAGCCCATGCTGCGGCCAGTTACGGTCAGCCAGCGATTCTTTACGGCATCGGTGGCTTTCATCAGGTTGAACGTGGTGGTGTTCATCACCATGTAAGCCAGGGTCACACCGTAATTGCTTGCCATCTTGTCCTTGATGGTCTGAATCTGCTTGAACGGGTCTGCGGTGGAAGTGGCAGTCCACAGGTCAGTGGTGGTCAAGGCGGTGTAATTGGTGCCCTTCCACTTGCTGTCAGGGTCATAGTTGTAGGTGTAGTTCACGCCATTGGCCTTGATGGTAATACCCATTGCGCCGCCCTCCGGGAACAGCAGCTGCATGCGCATGCGTTCCGGCACAACGTCAGCACCGGCAATCAAATCCTGCTGGTCATCGTAAATGCGGTTGATGACATCCGCCGCATAGGGGTCATTGCTGCTCTGGGCACGCAGAATCTCCTGGCGGTCTTTTTCCTTGATCTTGTAGCCCTCGCGGAAAAACGGCATCTCGGTTTCCAGCTTGCTCACGCCGATGCGGTCACGGAAAGTGGCCTTTGCATCAAAAGCAGAGGGTTTCAGGGAAACAGGCAGGCCTTTGTGGCCCTTAATCCATGCCAGGTCAAGGCCAGCACGCTTTACAGAGGGGAACAAACCGCTGCCCAGGTACGGGATTGCGTTGGAAGCAGCTTCGGTATAGTTTGCCGCAATGATTTTAGGTGTAAAAAGTTCAGTAAGGTTCATGTTTTCACCTCCGTTATGCGTTCACGCCGGTATTGGTGCGCAGGATAATGGTATCCGGCAGGTCAGATTCTGCAGCAAGGTCGGTACCGCTGTGTGCCTTTGCCTTTACTGCATCAATCACGCCCGCAACCAGCAGGCTGCCGTTGGGGTTTTCATCCGGGTCAACGTCATACAGCACAACGCCAACTCGGCTGTCAACTGTCAGTTTTTCACCAGCCTTTTTTGCGGTGGTTGTGGTAAACGGGATTGCGGTAAAATCATTGCTGGCCAGAATCTCAACTGCACCGGCAACATCCGTTTTCTTGAATTTCATGCTTTCACTCCTTACTTGTAATAATCCATGACTTTTGCGGCCGCCTCATTGGCCTGTGCTTTTGCCTTGCCGCTGCGCTTGGCAAATGCCATGTATTCGCTTTCTTCTTCGGTGCTTGTACCAGCGCCGCTGGGTCTGGGGCTGTTGCGCATAAGGTCTGCTTTCAGCTTGTCTGCAAGCGCCTGATTGGCCTTTGCAGCATTGGCAAACACCGTTTCCATGTCGCCATCAAAAAGGGCTTCTGCCGTACTTTTGGCAAGTTTTTCATCGTAGCCAAGCGCAATATACTTGGCAACGTTTTTAGAAATGGTGTTTTCTTTCAGCAGTGCGTTATAATCGTTCTGCAACTTTTCCTGTGCGGCTTTGGCTTCTGCAGCAGCGGTTTCTTCGGCAGTCATTTTTTCTTTCAACTGCTTTTTGTAGCTGCTGGCTTCGCTCATCACCTTGTCAAAATCTTCTTTTTTTACAAGGTTCTTTGTATCCACTGGGTCAGGCAGGTCAACGCCAAGTAGCGCCGTCACCTTGTCTGCATCGCTCATGTTTTCAAAGCCGTCAATGGTACTGGTGTCAAATTTCATTGGTGCCTCCGCGTTATTTTGTCGGCGTTCTCTCGCCCGTATTTGTGCGTTTTAGCGTCTTCTCTGACCTTTGCGTTTTATCGTCTTCTCTGACGATCAAACAGGTGTCAGCCAACACCTGCATCTCCTGTGGGGTTTATCGGGGATATTATCAATCGGGTAAATCTCTCCGTTGCGTTCCCGGCAAACTTGGCACACTTTTTCATCCCCGGCAGTGTGCCACTGCACCTGTTCTACTCCGGCATCTGTAAATGCCTTGATTCTTGCAGAATCGGTCACGTCATCGGCGTATTGGTACGTCATATCGCTCCAATACCGCAATGCACGCCGGAATTCGTTCTTATGGTTTGTCCGGCTCAAAAGCCCCTCTTCTAGGTAGGCCCGCTTTCGGTCAATCTCGTGTTCGTACACATAGCCGGTAACGGCGCTGTATCCGGCAAGCAAGGCAAGCAGCCATGCCCTGTCGGGTTTTTCTTTGCCGTGAACTTCGGCACCCTGGTAGCATTTTTTTGCCAGTTCTAAAAAAACTTCCTGATTGTCTTTGGCAATATCCTGGTATAGCTGCTTGCAGGCGGGCATAACGTTCAATTCATCAAACTGCGTTATCTGCCGGGATGCTTTTTCAAACCTGCGTATCGCCCTGCGGTTCAGCAGCCTGATTGCGCTGTCCGTTGGTTTCCAGTCCATTGTCAAGCTCCTCATTCAGGCTTTTTTCAAGCTCTGCCTGTTTTTCCTCGTAATATTTCATGCCCTCCTGCAAGGCCATTTCATTGTCACGGAACGGGCCAAGTTCGCGGTATACCGTTTCCGGCGCGATCTTTTCACAGCCCAGGCCCTGAATAAATACCTGCATCTTGCTCTGGATGTCAGTCAGGTTGTTGCGGGTAAACTGTGCGTACACATCCCCTACATTCAGGCCAAGATTATTTGTTGTGTTGCAAATGGTCAGGAACACACGCAAGAACTGCCGTTCACTGCGCCGGAACATGTCTTCACTGTCCTGGGCGCGGCTTTCTGCGTCTTTCCAGCCATCGCGCATAATGGTTGCCTGCCCGGTATCGCTGGTGGAAGAACCTCCGTTGCGGTTCGGCATGCCACAGATGGTCAAAATCTTATCATGCAAATCATCCACAGCGGTCTGCACAGTAGAACTGTTCATCTCGCTGCTGATGCGATAAATTTTTGCAGGCATCCCCTGCTGGGAATCTTTGATTTTGATAAACTTACCGCCGCTGGCAAGCTGGCTGTACTGGCCGTCTTCTAAATCAACGTTCTGGAATACGTCATACGCATTTACAAAATCCTGCACGTTATCCACGCGGTTGCTTTCCAGCGTGTTAATACCATTCAGAAGCGGCAACACTACTTCAAACGCGCCCATTCTGGCACTGTTGTTGGGGTATTCCACAATCGGCACACTGCCGTACAAATGCCCAGACTGCCGGGTGATTTTCCCGCTTTTGATTTCAAAATATTCGCTGTCAGTGTAAACACCGTAATACTTGGCATCGTTTTCATCGTACTGTGTCAGCACACCTGCCATTGGCTTTTTGGTATAGCCGCTGTAGTAGATGACAAACGCTTCACGCGGGTCAAGGGTATAAATGCAGGCAGGGCTTCCCGCCTGTTCCGCTCCGGGGTCAGGCAGAACCATCCGCACGCCAAGCCCCGCAATGTGCATCCAGTCAACGATTTCTTTGTCCTTGCTCTGTTTGTCCTCATCTGACATCCAGCGGTTCAAATCAACCAGTTTGTTGTTGTCCGTCTTGCTGCCTTTTGCACCGATATACTGCACAGGGCCGGAAAGTAGAAATGCTGTTTTGAACGTCACAATCTCATTTGCGATGTTCACCGTGATTTTGTTGTTGATTTCCTCACGGACGATTTTTTCTTTTTTTCGGATATCCTGCTTGCCCCGGTAAACATCCCACAAATACTGGATTTCTCCCCGGTTCCTGTCGTGGGTGGCAATGGCAGTATTCAGCACCTTTACAACGTTATCTGCTGTAATTTCCTGCTCGTTTGTGGTGATAATCCGTCTACCGTGCAACCCCTCGTCCGGCAGGATGTCAACAAGATCTCTTTCCAAGCTGTTCTCCTTTGCACAAAAACAAAAAGTGCCAGCCAAACCAATTAAGGTTCAGCTGGCACTTGGCACAGGGCACTTGGCACTTTATTTTTTCAGCGGCAAATGGATTTCAATGTTCCGTTTGCACGCTTTGCAATAGGGATAAATCGTTCCCTTTGCTGCTGTATCAACTTCCATCAGCTTCCGCTTGATTCCTGCCGCACCGCAGCACGGGCAGTAAACACTTACTCGCAATTTATCCCTTCTTTCAAAAATAACCCCGTTCCCGCCCTCCCGGTTTATGCTATGCCGGGCTCACCCATTGCAAAGTAGCAGGCTTTGCAACGTAACAGGCGGCATCCAGTGCTATGCGCGTGATGGTACGCCTGTTTTTGATTTCCTCTATTTATATCCCGCGCAGGAAGTCACTCCGCGGCGTCCGGCCCGTTTTATATCCCGTCTGTCGGTTTACGGTTTCTGCTTTGATTAAAAGGGGGCCACAACGCGCAACAGTGTCAGTAACAGAGTCCGCGCAAGCAGATGTGGCGTTTAGGTTATCTATCGCGTTTTGCCTGCGCCTGGCTTTCACCGGTGGGAGCGGCCCAACAATAGCAGTCAGCAGGTCTCGAACCTGCAACGGCACCAACAGGCGCTGCTTTTCCAACGTTATTAAGCTATGACTGCGTATAAGCAAATTACAGTCAAGTTAAAATCGCACGTTTCACGGTTGCATTTTTACAACTTGCGCGAAACTTAAAACTAAACCGCAACTTACCGGCGTAAATGTCGGGAACATATCATCAAAAGCCCTGCATGGGACACATCAAAGAGAGGTGTGCAGGGATTGCCTAACAGGGAACTTCAGTCCAGCGTCCCGGCTGAATCTTTTACCCGTATCTTCGGCCTTGGAGCTGCCAACTGGACTTGAACCAGTAGCCTGCCGCTTACAAGGCGGCTGCTCTACCATTGAGCTATAACAGCATGTGCGGTTCCTGCTTTTCACAGGCTTTGTCATCGTTTGTGGGGGAAGCCGCACCGCCCACACAGCAAGGCGCTACCTTGCATCTGGTTCCGTATGGTGGCCTTGCACCCTCCGCCGCGCCGTTGCTTCGGAACGCAGCGCCCTTATATGGCTATACGGTATATATCACCTGCAAAGTGCTTGACAGCTTTGCAGGCGCAGCGGACAAGGTAAGCCCTGTCAGGCTCTATGTGGCTGATAACGGCCCACATAGTGCCGGTTGTGCGCCGCAGAGCGCACTCTGGTGCCGCCAGCAGGGGTTGAACCTGCAAGCACCCGGTTATGAGCCAGGAGTTTTACCATTAAACTATAGCGACACAATAGCTGGCATTTCAGCCAGCGGGAGAACCATATTTAGGGCGGCGCATATGCAGGACGCTGGTTCCGTACCCTAGGAGGTATGAACAAAATGTTCATAAGAAAAGAGCTAAACTATAAAGCCTTTCCATTTACTATTATACTATAAAATTCACATTTTTCAAGCACATTAACGTTGTTTTTTACCAAATTCTTGTACCAATTTCAACTTTTCCCACATTTAGGCCTTGAGCGTATTGTGCAAGCATGGCAAATGCGTCCGGCACGTCATCATGTCTGTTTTTCCCTGCCATTGTGTACCCTGTTAAAAACGACAAAACACGCCTGTATTCCTTGTTATTCTTGATAACGGAATTATCTTTGAACAGGCAGTGTTCCATCACCCAGGGGGAATTTACAATAATTTTGGTTTCTTTGTTTGCGGTGGTGTACCTGGTCACAATCCTGGTTATTCCGCCGTGCGCCTTTACTTCCTGCTGGCATTTTTCTGCCACTTTGCCGCCTGCGCTGTTGCTTTCAAACTGGGCCAGCTGAACCTTGTGTTTCACAAGAACCATCCAGAGCCGCGTTTCCACCACGTCCGGTGCGCCGTTATCGCAAACACATTCCTCAATGTAAAAATCATCCCCGTATTTGTATGCAACGGGCAGAACCGCATAGTCAGAACCTTTTTCTTTGGTATCGCATACTGCAATAATGGCTTCCGGCGCTTTATCCGGCAACTCAAAGTAGCGGCGCAGCTGATCTTCTGGGTACAGCTGCCCTTCCCGTTCAATCGGGCTTGTCATAAACAGCGCACGCCAGCTGGCATCATCCATTGATTCCCGCATGTCAATATAAAACTTGGTGCTGAACCCCACCCCGTTGGCATAATCAAAATTGCTTTTTTCGTCATCGTTCAGGGCAGGCATATGCAGGAATTCTGCACGCGGGTTATTTTCATTGCTGCGTTCCAGCCTGTCCATCGGGTCATGCAAACTCCAGGGTGTGGCAATGTGCAGTTCCCGGCATTCACCAATTTTGCGCTGCCGCAAATCCGTTGTGTATAGCTGCCACAGCTTATCCATACGTTCCGGGCTCATGGCTTCCTCAATGCCGCTTACAAGGTCATCGCAGTATAACAGCTTTTGCGCACGCACCTTGCCCGCATTGCCGCTGCCGATAGAAGAAAATTCCAGTGTGGCAAAGCGCTTTGGCTTGTACATGTCTATCATCATGTCCTGTGCATTCGTTCTGGCAATGCACACGCCGGGGAACACGTCTCGCCACAAATATTCCCCGCCTTTTGCCATAATTCGCAGGCATTCATCGTACACGCCGCGCAGAAATGCGTTGCTGTGGCTGCCGCCTAAAATCGGCATGTCGGGGTTCCGTCCGGCAAGCCATGTCAGATAAAAAATGGCAGTGGTACTTTTCCCGGTGCCGGGCGGCATCATGATTCCTGCAATGTCCAGTTCCCCATCTTCCAGTTTTTGCAGGGTGTTTACCATCCGAATCAGCTGTTTTCGGCGCGGCATATAAAACCGGCTTTTTGGGTCACGGTCAAGTTCAATGTATTGGCAAAAGGAATCAAAGTTATACGGCGCATTGAACAGCAGCAGATTCCGGTTCAGCTCAATCAGGTCATTGCAGCGCGGCAGCGTACCCAGCTTATTATGCAAATCCACACTCAGCTTGTGCGCCTGCTTGAAGTTTTCTTTTTCCAGTTCCCGGATCGCAGCAAACGCATAAACTGCTTCGTCCGCTGTCTTGGCTCGCATTGTGCTCTTTTTTGCAATTTCAAAAATTTTCAAAATAAAAAAGCGCCCTCCCTCAAATTTGAGAAAAGGCACTTGGCACAGGGCACTTGGCACGGTATTCAATTTACCACTCGATAAGCTGAATTAACTGGTTATACCGTAAGGACATGCAAATCCCAATAAAGAAAAATATCCTGCCAATCAAATTTTCATCTTCCATTCCTCCTGCGGTTATTATACCATCTCGCCTTATCAGGTTCAATTTGCATGTTGTACAAACTATTCTTTGTTTTTTGTAGGGGCCTTTTTTGATTTTGAAATTTTGCGGTTTTATTGTGATTCGTTTCTATAGCTCAGAGACGGAAAGGACTTTGGCGTGAAGGTCTTCACGCTTGACGGTTATTTCTTGTTCTTTTTGTATTCGGCCATTGCGTCTGTCAGGCGCTGTTCCCAACCGGCGTTATCGTCTAAAAATTTATTGTAAAGAATTTCTTCGGCTTCTTTTCTGGCAGCGGCTGCGTCTTTTAGATTGGTGAAGAAGCCAAGGTGAATGCGCTTACGCTTAAAGTTAATATATGCTTTGTAGGTGCCTTTTTTGGTAAGCGCAACACCGTTTACCCCGGTTCTAGAGTTTTTATTTACTGTTCCGTTTATGCGCGAACGAATTTTTGACAAGTCGGTTCCATCCACGTTTACGACTTTTCTGGTTATTTCCAATAGTTCTTTTTTGTCTCGTTCGCAATGACCACAGAATTGTAAGTTCTTTATGCTTGACAACCGCGTTGTGAATTCGCGCCCACACTTGGGACAAATTGCAATACATCTGGTACAGGTGCCGCTTTTTTCCTTATCAACAATCTTTTTTATAAAAAAACCGTTGACTATTTTGCCTTCATATTTTTCTTTTGAATTTTTAGTGTTTGCTTCTAATTTAGTAAGCGCCGATCTTGCATACCCACATTTTTTGCATGATTTACTTTTTCCGCTAATGAGTGAGTGCCCGGAAACATCAGAAACAGTTCCGCAAGAACAACGGCATTCAAGATATCCTTTTTTCGCTTTTGCCGGGTCCTTAGAACGGCCAATAACAGTCCACTGATCAAAAACAGTGTTGGGTGCAATTTTTAATTTTTGAGGCATTGTGGTTTACCTTTTTATTTCTGAAAAGCTTTGATTTCATCGTCTGCGCTACGATCCTGGCTATCGTAAACGCTCGGCAATTTAGGGGCATTGGGGTTAGGGACTTCTTCTTCTGGGGTTGTTTCCGGTTCGGTTTTACCAATGCCGATGGCTACAAGTTCCAGAGGGGCTTCCAGAGCATCAGCAAGCTTACGCAGAACATCAATGCGCGGGATAGACTGGTTGTTTTCAATGCGGAAAATTGTGTTTTTGCTGACACCGCTTTTTTCCGCCAGTTTTTGTAGGGAGATACCCTCCAGATTGCGGACAACCTTGAGCATATTACCCTCTCTCCAGCAGGTACCGATTGTCGCACGGGCCAGAAGCTCAAATTCATGCAGATCTGCGATTCTGGTCTTGGCGATCGGGTATTTCCCGCTGGCGGCAACAATAGCAGTCATTACATCCAGAACGGCTTTGCCTTGAGGATAGAGTTTAGAGGGCACTTTAATTACACGCTCATTAGCAAGGGTATGAAATTTTTCCATGCCGGAAAGGATTGTTTTGCTTTGCATGGCGCTAATGTGATTGAGGTAGTAATCCGATACACAGGGTTCTTGATACTCGATTGTAACATCATCAAGAATTTTGCAGCACGCGATGAAATAACCCCACAAGCTGGACATTTTTTCCTGTTCTGTATTACCCATAGGTTTGATTTCCATGTTTATTCCCTCCTGATTTGCTTTTTAGATTAACCTTATTGTACACATTTATGGGTACGAATACAATAGGCAGGTTGCACAAAGTTATGCCCAAGAATGTGTACGCGGTTATTATTTGGTTGACGGGATTGATTTTTGTTGAATTGCCGGCATGTGGGGTGTATACTTTGGAGGTTTTGAAGATCTTAAACTTTTGAAGAGACTTTTTGATTTTTTTGGGGTTTGAATTCGGGAATTGGGGAAAGGGACTTTTTTATTTTTTCGGGATTGGAGGGACTAACCCCGCGCCCTTCGGCCTGCCAAAATCCCCCTCCGGTATACTCCGCCGATCATGTACAAAAATGCCGGGCAGAACGGAACACCCTGCCCGGAGACAATAAAAAAAGCGCCCAGGCCATACGGCCCAGGCGCTCCGCTATATTGATTAAAAATGGCGCATCACGCCAAAAATAATGATAAAAGGAGAAGCTAACAGGAACAAAACAACCAGCATATAAAACACCCCCTGCAACTATATTTTACACAATATCCCGCGCTATTGCAATAGCTCCGGGCAATAATCAGCCCGCGGCCCCGCTGCAGGTGATCCCCCTCTTGGCCATCGCGGTATCAAAATATTCCGCTTTTGTGGCCCTCCAGTTCTCGGCCCATGCAAGGGCCGCATTTTGCGCCCAGTACGGCACGCCCAGCGCGTCGCACCGATCCATGCAAAAAGACATATCATTGCGGATCGCTGGCATCTCGGCATCATCCGCGCCGAACCTCTCAAGAGTATAATAATACTCGGCGCACCAGTGTGCAAGGCCTTCCAGCGCCCCGAATTGGCGATTATTAGCTTGATAGATCATGTTATAACCCCCTTAACCGTCTGCTGTTTTCCTGCCCTCTCTCGTGGGGCTGGCGGGTTTCACTTTTTGCGCCCAGGGCGCGGGATCAGAACGCGGCGAACCTGGCCGGAACGACCGGCGGCGGGTGCAATCTGTTTTGTGGGGAGGTGCACCGGCTCCCGTTGGACTTATGCCAGCGCCCCGGCGGGCTGGCGGCCATTGTTGGCGATGGGTGCGCGTTGTGAGTCCGCGCCGGGCTTGTAATTGTGTTTGTTACCCATGAGCGCCCACCCCTTGCAGGGTGGCCGGGCTTGCACCGGCGGCGCGTTATGCGTCGGCCTTGCGGGTTACTATCAGAACGCGGCGCGGATCAGCCGTTTTGCAGCTTGTGCAAGTGCTCTTGCCTGTACATCAAGCCAATCTTCCCGGTTGTTGGGGCGGCGCTCGCCGTTGTGCGTGCGCTTAAGCTCGGACGGGTTGCAAAGCCGCTTTGCAATGTCGTCGTTATAGATCAGTGCCGAACCGCCCCAGCTGTACTCGCTCCAGGTGCTTGCACCGTTCAACAGCCATTCTTCCAGCTCCTTGCGGCTGGCTGCTTCCCGGCCCTCGAATTCTGCCCGCTCTTGGTATTGATCGAGTAGATCAATTGCATACGCTGTAACGCCCTTATCCCATGCGCTCCGGTCTTTCCGCGCTTCCAGCGCCGCCAAAATATCGCTATAACTTTTTCATTTTTATACGCTCCTTTATGTTGTTTTTGCTGCAGTTGTTAAGCGTCTAGGGCAATCGCTACAGCATCCGCAATGCCCTGCATTGTCATGGGTTCCCGTGCGTTGCACACGCTTATAATGCTGTTGCTGTGGTATCGCGTCCAATCGTTGACATCAACGTGATATTCTGCCATAACCTCCCCGTCTGCCCGATCATAGCTTATTTGCGTGTAGCCGTTCCAGTAATTAAGGTGTTTTGTTTCCCCGGCAGCCTTCTTCAAGCCCTGCATCTTGATGCCGTATTTTTCAAGTTTCATTTTTACTACCTCCTGCCCTGTGGGCTGTTTTCTTTTGATGATTCTATTATAGCACGATTTAGTAATTATGCAATAGGGCAATGTTTCACAAATACACCGCATATTTTAGTGCCATGCTTTATGCAATTTGCATGATTGCAAAATCACGCGCGGCCGGATATACTTATAATAGTAATTATGTGATATAGGAGGGCCAGGCATGGGCGGACGCACAAGTGCAGCAAGCCACAACAAATACAACGCAAAGGCATATGATCGCATTGGGTTGATGGTCCCAAAAGGCCAAAAAGATACAATTAAGGCCCACGCAGAGAGCCAGGGCGAGAGCGTCAACGCTTTTGTGCAACGCGCCATCTCGGAGGCTATGGAGCGCGACAGAGCAAAATAATCCCCTATCTTTCAGCGCTTCCGGCATCCCCGGCGGCGCTTTTTTATGCACTTTTGTGCTTTTTGGCAGCTTTCAAAATTTAATGTGCGTTGCAACGTCAATTCGATGTTCGCTAAATCATTATTTAGCGAAATATATACCCAAAAGGCACATTTGCCCATCCGGGGGCTGTCCTGGGGAGCATATCCGCCGGGCCGGAAGGTGCTGCGGACAGGGTGCGCCGGTCTGCATCCCGCTGCCAAAGTCGAATCGGTTTTGAAAGTCGAACCAAAGTCGAAACGCTCTCAAAGTCGAAGGGGCATCCCCTACCTGAAAGTCGAATGATTTTGCGCGAAAAAATCTCCGGCAAAGTCGAATTGGGTTTGCATTATGCACTTTTGTTTCATGATTCAGGTATATACCCCGTATTTTTGACCATTTCACATGGATATTTGTTTCAAGATGTGGTTTTGGAAGGTGGGATAATTATTCGTGTTGATGTATCTTTTTTGATGATGACCGCAAATCGTTCACGTTATTCCCTGATTTATTTTCCCCTCTTTTTGGGGTTAATCCCTATTTTTTTTTGGCTTAAGCCCTCTTTTGGGGGTTAATCTCCCCTCTTTTTGGGCTTAACCCCCTCTTTTTAAGGTTATTAACTGCCATTGTCGGGCATTTTCTATCTGCTTTTAAGGTTTTACTGTGGTATTAAAGCGCGAGTATAGGCATAATAAAAGAGCACCCAGCAGTTTGTTTATATGCTGCTAGATGCTCTATTTTCGTTTATTCGGTTTCTTTCGCTTGTTTCTTTTTCCTGCGTGGCTTTGTTTGAACCGGTTCTATCAGTTGCTCCGGCTCTTTGACTTCCTTAAAGTCGTCTATCTCTACAAAGTCGGCGCTGAACCTGTCTTCTATTTCTTTTTGGGTCATGTTTTCGCCTAGCGGGTCTTTTGTTGCGGTTATAATCTCTTGCTGATCCTGGAAGCCGTCAAAGTTTTTCTGCCAGAACAGCCCTGTTACCGGGTTGATTGCGCCATCCTGCATCAGCATTTCCCGGTACATGCCGCATACACGCTTTATTTCTCGCGCGAATTCCTGGTATTCCTTTTGCGAGCTGCGCCGTCTCCCGCTTTCCCAGTCGTTTACAGTGTTTTTATCTACTCCCATAGCAGCATACGCCGCCATGTTGCCCACTTTCATGTTATACTGGACACATAGATTAATATAGTCATAAAAGCGTTTTCTGAGGGCTGGCAGGTCGTTTGTGCTTATTTTGGGAAGCTGGGATATCACAAGCAAAAATTCAATGCGCCTTTGATTCCCTTCCGGCACATTATCAGGGTCATTATCAATCATGATCGGGCTGTTTCTTTTGGTTGCCCTGCTTCCCATTGTCCTGTGCCTCCTTTATCCGGCTTGTGGCCGTTTCATAATAGTCGGGGTTCTTCTCTATCCCGATGAAGTCTCTATTTGTGTTGATACAGGCTACTCCGGTTGTTCCGCTGCCAATGCAGTTGTCTAATACCGTCTCGCCTGGGTTTGTGTACGTCTTAATCAGCCATTCTTCCAGCTTTACAGGCTTTTGGGTGGGGTGCAATCCCTTTTCCCTTGGGAATTTCAGAATTGTTGTGGGGTTCCGCTTTCCGTCACTACAGTCTGTCAAGACCCCATCACGAAACTTTCCCCAGTTTTGGGAAGCCTTTCGCCTTTGCCCCCCCTATTCTTATAGGGCTTTCCGTCCACATATTGCTTGTTATAGGTCGGCTGGTGCTTATAGAATATCTGGATGCTTTCATGCGCTTTCAGGGGCTTGAGGTTTGCGTTCAGAAAGTCGCTACCGTTTTCCTTTACCCATATCAGCTCATACCGGTACAAGTCTTTCCCAGCGCTTACAAGGGCCGCTGTAAATGGCATATCGCTGTGCAGTGCTATAACGCCATTGCTTTTGATTATGCGCCTGTATTGCGTCCATAGCGGCTCCAGCGGGATGATGACATCCCATTTATTCCGCGTTGTACCATAGGGCAGGTCGCACAAAATCATGTCTATACTGCCTTCTGGTATCCCCTTCAAGATGTCCATGCAGTCTGCGCAGTATAGTTTCATGTGCCCTCCATATAGCAAAAGTGCCAGCCGAACTTTCAAGTTCAACTGGCACTTGGCAATTAAGCACTTGGCACGCTATTTCTTATTGACATTATAGCATATTATGCGCTAATATGCAAGTTTTTATTTGCCTGTGCTACCAAATCCTGCGTTGCCGCGTTCCCGCTCCGGCATCTTGCTGCACGGGTAAAAGTCGAAAGTTTCCACCTTGATAAACACGATTTGGGAAATTTTATCCCCAGAATTGACTTTATAATCCGTTTTTCCGTGATTATAGAGCTTTACGCAGATGCTCCCGGTATATCCTGCATCGATCACACCTTCGCTTGTCAGATCATGCTTAACATTCAGGCCGGATTTGCTTTTCAGGAACCCCACATAGCCCTGCGGAATGTCAATGTGTACGCCGGTATCAATTACAGCGCTCCCGTTCGCCGGAATCATCACATCAACAGGGCTTTTCAGGTCTGCACCTGCATCCCATCCAAAATGTGCGTATTCCGGCATGTATGCGCCGTCATCCAGCACAACAGCAACCTGTTTGTACACAGTATTGCAGCTTTTGCAGCAGTTATTTTCCATTGTTTCCTCCTTTCAGTTGCTCAAGCCCAGAATTGCGAACATAAAGCACGGAACAACCATCCATGCCCAAATGCCGCTTCCTGTGATGCGTACCATATAGGCGATGAATGCCAAAGTCGCAGTCAGTGCAAGCGCGTTGCCGATACTTTTCATATGTTCCTCCTTAAATTTTGTGTGCCAGAACCGCTTTTCCGTAAGTCGTGCCGTCTTTATCGGCAATTTTTAGAACGCCGTTGATGCTCACTTTGGGCGGTTTTCTTTTGCTGTGTGCCACCATCTGTGGGCTTCCATATCTTCCTTCTTTTCGGCATGCTTCACACTTCTTTTCGTTCTTTTTTCTGGCAAAAACCCTCCCGCACCATTCGCATTTGACAAGCGATTGCTCATTGCGTCTTGCGTTTTGCAGTGCAACAGCAGCTTCATGATGCTTTTCCTTGCATTCCGGGCAAAGCCTGGTTTTTACGCTTCCCTCGAATTCCTTTTTACATTCAGTGCAAATCTTAACCATTTATTCACCCCCGTGCGTATGCTCCATGTAAATTACCGGCTCTTGGTTATCTTCCGTAACTGCAGCTCTTCCGACAGATACGCCAATGGAATAGGCTCCCGCAATCAAAATTGTGACAATCGCGGTGCCAAGAATTGAAAGTAAAATGTTCATTTTTGCTCCCTCCAAATCCCTGAAATCTTTTTGCAGCACAGTGCAAACAGGTAGATCAGCAATGCGCCGATAAGCATCGCGCCCGGTGCTGCAACGAAGATCAGAGCAAGGCATTTGATTGTGTAGATGCAGTTTGCGTCAAATACTGTCATGCGTCTTTCCCTCTTTTTGCACTTTCCATACCGCATATAGAGCTTCCATTACTCGCTGTCCTTCAGGCGTGGCGGAATCGAACGGTAAATGCGCACTGATACATGCTTTTCTAATGGCTTTCAACGCATCACCGCGCCGAATCAAATCGTTTTCATCGCCAAAATCGGCAATCTTCGGCACGCCGTCAAAAGAAATGCACTTGCTGTTTACTGGGTCAAAAAATGTTTGGTTCATTCTTCCCTCCGCAACCACTTGATAGCAGCTTTCACGCTGTCAAATTCTTCGATATATGCATCGCCCGTGCTATTGTCGCAAGCTACAACGGTAGCGCCACCTTCACAATTTTCCAAAGATAGATACAATCCTTTTTTCTCCTCTTGGTGGTCGATTATGTAACTCATACATGCTTTATCAATGATTTTTACCGGGTCATTCATCTTCGTTCACCATCCTTGCACCGCAATATGGGCAATATTTATATCTGTGATTTAAAACCGAATCATAATCTTCGTAATCAACGCCAGGAACACCAAGATATGAACGGCAATTGCTGCAAAACGCATCATCGTGTGTATCAGGCACAGTTCCACGCATAATGTGCGCCGTAGGCCGTACCGCGTCCGGATCATCTGCCAATTTCTGCAACTCGTTCAGATCTTTAAGCATCCATATAACGCCGCATATGTCGCAATCTTTCATTATGTCCGTACACCTACCGCAGGCATCGCTATATGTCGTGATTTTATCGCGAATTGCTTCTTGAAGTTGTGTCATTCTGATACCTCATGCGCCGTAGGCCGCAGGGATTCGGGGTCGATGGTTGGCATAATGTCAATGTCGGAAACTCCGACCGCGTCAAAAATGCCGCAGTCCGGTATGTCGGCAAAACAGACCTTCTCGGCGCGTTTCTTTAATTCATCTGCATCAATCAGTCGCATTGGTATCCCTCACTTTTTCAAAATAGAATTTGATTGCTTTCGGATTTTCCAGAACATTGCCGTAAACGACGCCGACCTTGTAAATGTAGTTCTCTTGCAGTTTTCGCGGAATCTCTGCAATGTATCGTCTGAATGTTTCAAGGTCGTGGGCGCGTTTGTAATGGTTGCACATACGGCAGGACGGCATAAGGTTTTCAATGTCGTCCGTGCCGGAATCCTCTGGGTTCCACGCCCTCTGCGGCTTGAAGTGGTCTACCTGCATATCATTGTAGGCAATGTGGCGGCCACAGTAAGCGCAATGACCGTCAAATTTCTTGTACACCGCAACGCGGGTCTTTTTCTTCATTCTGATACCTCCTCTACATACGCCATGTTATGGCGCAGATTGAGAAATTTAGGATTGAGAACACAAGCCGGGGCGACAGCACAGCCGATGCGCGCAATGTCGCTTCCCAACAGACCAGCCACGTCCACATAGCGAACGCCACGCGCGTAGCCCGTTTTGGAATCCTTGTCACCGCAACACCACGGTGTGGCAGTCCAAATCCAGCTGTCGTAGTGCGGAATGTAGTCACGGTACTTGCGGTACTCGTCACAAGTCAGGATGAAAACAGGGTCTTTAACTGTTCCATAAGCCTTGTCTCCGTTGTCGGCAACAAGGTCAACGGTATGTGACAGCAGACTTTTTTTCTCAAAAGCAGCGTTCGCCAAATTAGATAAAATTCTCCGCACATTGCTGGTGCGGTAGTTATTCCAGTTTCCTTTCTCATCGGCAAATTTATCACTTAGAGAGAACCTTACATTTTCTGCCCACGCCTTTGCCATAATAGCCAGCACACCGCCGTCAGGGTGATTCGGGTCAAGGCATACCCACTCAAAACCTTTGAACATGAAGTGCTCCACAGGTCGCATGGTTGTGATGTTAGTCATTGTCGGTTACCTCCGTGAGCCAGTATTTACGGTAGCAGTCGTCGCAGCCTTTTCCATTTGTGCATCCAATGCTTTCATCAATGTCGCAAGGTTTAATACACAAAATTCCATTATCTTCATCTATTGCTGCATTCGGAAACATCTTCAAAAACTCGCTCTGGCGAATCTTGACGGGGTGGTCTTTCGCCCACTGCTCGACTTTTGAAATCGTTTCTTCAATGCTTTTAGCCGAATCGCCGCCTAAACTACCAATGCGAATGACCATGCACAGGCCCTCCTTAAAAACAGGACATTCCTCGCAGCCTAGATTTCTACATAACCTGTTCATCGTCTTGAAAAATTCAACTGCGTCCATAGTCTCACTCCTTACCAATCTACGTTTATAACTACAAAATCTCCGTTTTCTATTGCGCGATGCAATTTCAAGATTTCGCTGATTTCTTCAGTCGTCATAATCCATTCATTGCGGCCTTTTGCGCTTCTTTCAGCAGATTTTCACATTCCGGGTTCTTGAAAACCTCCCATCGCAAAGAGTGAATGTCTCGCTTTTCTTTCGTAAGACCGGTTTGAGCAATCGGCTTCTGCAAAAGCCTGGAACAGATATACTCTTTGCAAATCAAAGGCCGCACAGAGTAAACATCGCACTGTTTTGTGTGCTCATTGCGGAATGGGCAGCTTAAATCCGGCCCGCCCTTTGTTTCCAAAAAAGAGCGCTTATTTTCCTGCAAGTGGTGCTTTCTGGCATAATCTCGCAGCCGTTTAATTTCGCCTTTCGTGAGCGGAAGAAGATCAGCGCAGCATTCGCCGCACCCGCTGCAATGGCCGTCAATGCAGTTATTAGAGCAAATACCGCTTGCATTCAGCAGCGCAGATGCTTTACCAGCCAACTTCTTGAACACAGTCATTCGTCCCTCCTTCCCATTCATCGCATCCATCATCCCAAAAGTCGGCGCAATGTGGGCTGTCAGCATTGTAGCACACACCGTTGAACGGTTCATTCCATCGGCAAGTGCTGCAACATTTATCCATACTTTCAGGCGTTTCAAAGTTCATAATTGCTCCCCCGTTTCAGCCACATCAACCCCGATGTTTTGCAGCGTAACCTGCGCCCATGTGTCTGCCAGCTGGTCAACGCGGTAGCTGGAATACTTTTCCGTGACAGGGCCGCTCATGGCATTCTGGATTTTGACTAGCGTTGACGGCTTCAGCCCCACCTGATAGCAGGCCAGCAGGCATAAATACAGTGATCTCAAGGCAATATCCTGCCGCTCCTTCATCACTTCCTCATGCACCCTTGCGATTGATTCAGCTTCAAGCTTTGCAATATAAGCTTCCGCTTCTTTCTTGTAACAGGCCGGGAGCTGTATTTTGGCTTTCATGTTTATCTCCTCCTGTGGCCCGGCAGGCCGTGATTCCTCACATCCCGCCGGATTTTGTCTCCCCTGAGCACATCCGCTTCGTTCAACGCCTGCGCCTGCATGCGCTGCTTGCTGATGTCATCCATCTTGGCGCGGTACGCAAGATATTTGCTGCAAGTGCTATGGCATAGCGTGTGGCGTTCCGGTCATTTTTTATTCTCCGTTCCTGATGTAATTTCCCCATTGTTCAGCCATTGCTTCAGCGATGCCAGGAAAAGTTTTGCTTCTGACTTTTCCCGAACGGCTGATAGTATCTTCCCACGTCCGCGCCTTTCCGCTCGGCAGCCTGCCAAACAATACTGCGTTGTCAGGCTTTGGAAGCCCTGTTCCATGTAGCACCGGAAGATTAACCAGCCAAAGCGATGTCGCTTTTGTAACGTAATTTTCTGTATCTTCTGTAGATTTTGCGAACATATATGGGTGAATCGTTTGGTCTGGTTTTCGATACGCCGTGTTCATAAATCCTATGGGATTTTCGATCGCTATTCGCTCTGCGTTTGCTGCGAAAAATCGCATAAAAAATACCGCGCCTTTTGCCCTCTCAACCCACCGTGCAACCACCTTTTCTGGTACTGTGCACCGCAAAGAAAAACTACGCGTTGCAACATTGCTAAGATATGTGCAAGGTGGGTGTGCAATAAGCAAATCCCATTTTCCAATATCGTGCGTTTTGCCGTCCATTGTTACGACTTGCCCCCCCTCAATAGCTTTCAGGGCATCGCCCAAGATGTGCCATTCCGGGTGTCCGCCGGACGGTTCCTGAATATCGCAGCTGTATGCTTCAAATCCTCTGGCACGGAATGCCTTGCAGACGGTCTGGGATTCTTCACAGGCAACAAGAACTTTGTATGTCATTTCACTCACTTTCCATGTTTCCACCTTTCCATGCTTCCATACAGTTCACAAATGATTGCTTTTCTAATTCTTCTTTCCCATAGTTGGGTGTTTCAGGCACGTTTATAACGCGTTTTACGCGCGGTTTGCTCACGGTGATACTTTTCTTGGGCAGCTCGTATTCGACTGCGCTATCCGGGTATTTGCGCACGAATTTCACCAAACTTGGGTATTCCTGCGCCATAGCCAAAAGTTTACGTGATAGTTTCCGGTTCATCGTGTACACATTGGCGGTTTTCTCTGCATCGTTGTATGTAATAATCGTTTCTCTTTCAGATAGTGGAACAACCTTCTTTTTCGTTTCCGGCATTTATTATTCCTCCAATTCCTCAATCGTTATTTCAGTTCGCGGATTGTCTTTGTCGTACTTCACCCGGCTTCCGTCAACCGATTCGATGATCGTGTAATTATCATCCGCAAGGATTCTGCCTTTCACAAGCAGGTCATGGGCAGCTTCCAAGCAGTTCGATACGTCACATTTTCTTCTGGTTTTCATGTAGAACACTGTCACAACGCGACAGCGCCCCGCCAGCGGGGTTTTCGGCTTTGGGTCAAGAAAGTATATGGCTTGTTCTTCGTAGCGCTTATAGGCGCTGCTAGGGGCTATGAACGGCATTCCCGTTTTTTGATTCACCAAAATGCGTTGTGAGTTCTTTTTCGTGACAGGCGGCAGCGGGATGGTGTACTTGTAGATCACATGCCTTCCTCCCGTGCCTTTGCCCGGAATTCCGCTGCTTTCAGCTTCCATTGTGCTGCGTCATAAGCGCACTTTATCAACTTCTCGCTGTATTTTTCCATTTCCCGGTCAAGTTCAATCGTTTTTTCTGTGCAAGTCTGTGCAAGCTGCATGTACAATTCACGGTTAGTCAATGTTTGTCACCTCACAAAATAGATGGAACGGCTTCACCCACGCAAAATCAAGCTGTCCGCAAGCGCCGTGCCTGTTCTTGACGATCTCAATCACGGTATCGCTTTCGCTTGGCGGTTCTTCTTCCCGCTGTTCTCGCAATTTGGTGTAGTGTTCCGGGTTAATGGCAAGAATCATGTCTGCATCGTGTTCAATGGTGGCGGAGCCGAACATGTCGGACATCTTGATAAGCCCCGTGTCGGCGGCTCTCGCGGCCTGTACAAGCTCAATGATGCAGATATGATATTTCATTGCCAGCTGCTTTAATCCCCGTGTAAGGGCCGCTAATTCGTCATTGCGCTTTTCTTTGGCGTTTGGTGGTGCCACAAGTCCCAGATGGTCAATGACAACCACTTCCGGTTTTCGCTCCTTGATGGTCAGTTCAACGTCTGCAAGGCTGGTCAGGCTGGAATCATCCAGAATCAGCTTGTACCGCCTTTTCAGGATTTCTGCATCCTCTGCAATCTTGCTTTCTTCCTCTTCGGTCAGCGCATGATTTGTGATGCGGATGCTGTCGATCTGTTCCCATCGAGAAAAGATTGCTGTGTAAAGCTGTTCCCGGCTCATTTCCATTGACTGGTACAGCGTCAGGCAGGTTTGCGATATCTGCGCCGCCATTTGCAGGGCCAGTGTAGATTTGCCTTTGCCGGGCCGGGCAGCAATCACTGTTACGCCGCTTCGTACAAGTCCGCCGGTCAGCTTATCCAGCGTTCCAAAACCCGTTTGGATGTTGTCATTCGGTTTTTTCAGCCATTGCAGGAAGTCCTCTATGCCATCAGCAAAGTCCTTTGCGCTGCGCTGGCGCTGGTGCTCCATGATGTGCTGCTGCTTTTCCATCATGGCGGCAACCGCGCCGAACATTTCATCCGCGTCTGCATCCGATGCCACAAGTTCGCCCATCTTGGCAATCATCAGCCGCTTCCGGTATCCATCCAGGACACAGTTGATGTAGGTGTTAAATCCGCTCACCGATGGAACTGTCTGGGCGCATTCGTAAGCAATCGCCTTGATGTTTTCTTTGCAGCGTGATATTATCGATACTGCATCCGCCCGTTCCCCTCTGCGATCAAGTTCCTTGCAAAGCAGGAAGATATCACCCAGGTCTTTGATGCTGAACATCTGCGCTGTAAGGCTTTTGAACGCTTCGCTTTGCCGGTCAGGCTCTATCAGCATGATGCCAATAACAGCTTTTTCCGCAACAGCTGTATTCATTTGCCTGCCTCCTTCCACCCAATGAGCTTTGGAACAACTCCGTTAATCAGTTCCTCACGTGTATATTCCCGGTCATAGATGGGAATCAGGTCTTCAGACTTGCGGGGTTCAGCAGGTGGCTGTGCCGTTTCGTCTTCCCAGCGTTTTTGATTCAGCCAGGTAGCAGGATACGGGATATACTTGCCGCTATCTTTCTGCCACTGTTCTGTGGTCTTGAGATACTCAAGGCTTTTCAGGATTGCGGACAAGGTAGATTCGTCAGTAACAAGCTTTTCAAATTTCTTGCGTGCATCTGCCTTGCCTGTCTTCTTGGGATAGGCTGACCAGAAGGTGTCAAATTGAGGAGAAATCGCGTCACCCCCTTGGGGGGTATAGGGGGTATTCTTTACATTCTTTACATTCTT